TAATCCAGATGAATAGAACTGTGGCTTTAATGTGCTTATTGTTATTATTTCAGCGATGTTAATGCCTAATTCTGACAATTCGTTACTTAATCGAATTAGGTGTTCTTTCCTGCCTAAAAAACCGCCCCTATCGCGTTTTGCGCTATTACAGGCTATACAAGCTGCTACTAGGTTATTCGTATCGTATTTGTCTCCACCCCTAGCCAATGGAACCACATGATCTACAGTATTGGCAGGCTTAGCACAATAGGCACATGTGTAATCATCTCGTTTAAGAACTACTAACCTTAACGATCTCCACTTCTTGTTATTGTAGGTTTGATTCATTAAAACCAATTATGAATCTGATGATGCTCTAATGCTTTACATCCATCGCCGTAGCGATGATTTACATATTTCTTAAAGTAGTTAAGCTGTTGTCTCCAGCCAAGCGATCGATACCACTCTGATCGCATTTGTGCGAGTCCATGATGGGAACCATTCGATTTGCTTGGGTATATCCAACTTGATTCTTTGTAAATTATTTGATCCAAACATTGATATTCAGGATAATCATTTGAGATAAGCATAAGATGGTACTTCATCTGAACCTGTTGCTTGGTGAGTGCCTCAGCCTGACCTGCTGTAGTAATAGACAAGATCACTACTATTAAAGACAACACGGCTACACGGAAAATCGCGCCATGTGTTAAATACAATTTAAGCGATGTCAGGCGATTCGTGTTGATCATCATGTAAGTAACTCCCTACTTTCGGACTGTTCTAGGTGTAGGTGGGAAATGCCCCTCTGACGGGCGAAACGCGTTTAGTCATCCGCGCCTACAGTTTTAGGACGTGTAGTGGTCGAGTGTCAATGTTAAGCGATTGACTTAAATTGTGGTACGCCGCCACGCCCATGCAACTCAAGGACATAACAGGTAACACATCCATCAGACTCCCAAATCCAAGAGCCGCATTTGTTACATCGAACGATCCCCCATGGCATCGATAACGATTGATGTGAATTCTTCATGGTCATAACATGCCCCTTTTTTTTCAGATGGATAAGCGCAACGCCGACATTTAACCAAGCCTGCTTCACTGCCTAGCAGTTGCGCCATCCATGTATAGATTTCACAATACGAACACCAATAACCAAACCATCGTATTAGTGATTCGTCGTACATTAGAACTTCTTAGCATCCATAAATGCTTGAGCAAGTGTTTTATCAGTCATGACAATTCTCCATGATCCGCATACTTCGCAGCTTGCTTCACTTAATCCGGCTGGCATATCTACCAGGGTTGATTGCAGTACATGTTCAGTATCAGCCTTGCAACCCATGCACTTATATTTGTTTCCTTTGTTACTCATGCGTGTTCCTGCAATTGGCATTGATTGCATAAATCAACAATCAAATCATCATCCCGTTCATAGGTGTTTGTATTTGTAAAAGCATCACAATTAGAACAATTTGTGTGTGATCCGATTCTTAAAAGGCTATAAAGATGTTTCATCTTATATTCCTTGAGTGGCATTGATCGCATACCCACATGTAAGCCTGTTCCAAGCCGCCTTCATAAGTATTTACTGTAATTTCAGATAGCATTGTGTCCTCATGTAAATACTCAACATGTTTTAATTCATGTTTAGCCATAAGAGCATCATAAGGGCGATTACACATATCGCATATATCAACCATCCCAGAATGTGTATCTACACCAAGTATTGCGCTAGTTCCATCCGCTTTTAATACCTCTACCCATCCCATTATTTTATGTTCACCCACTTAGAGCAATCTTTGTTATCCCATGAGCAATCCCAGCGCGCCCAAGGCTTGCCAGTCTTTTGAGATGTACCAGTTTTGTAGATCATTGCTCCATGGTCGCACGTTTCTTTTGCTTCCTCAACTAACACTTGAGGGTTTAGGGTTGATAATGCTTCAAGTGCAGCTGTTTCATTTGCTGGTTTATCAGCCCATACATCGCCTTTGACGTGTTCTCCGGCTTTTACACGCTCAACCTTTCCCATTTCCTCACGGGATGGTCGTTTGCCAATAGGTGTTCCCATGCCGTTTCCGATGCTACGACCGATTGCGCTTGTTTCACAATTTTCACTTGCGTTAGTTTTATTGACCGGACTGCTTCCTTCAATTTCAGTTGCCCATCCAGTTGAGAACGCATGAATGTCGCCGTGATCTCGATAGATAGCCGCCAAGCAAACCCATTCGACACGCCCATCTGGTCGAATATGATGCGTGAGATTTGTTTCGATTCGACCATTTGGGTACGCCTTCCAATATCTTTCAAGTCTTGCCTGAACATCTTCATACTGACTTAGATCAAACATCTTTCCTGCCCCTATCCCGATGTAATCCAGATGAATAGAACTGTGGCTTTAATGTGCTTATTGTTATTATTTCAGCGATGTTAATGCCTAATTCTGACAATTCGTTACTTAATCGAATTAGACTTTTATGTGCCCAATTATTTGCGCGTATCAACACTCTTTCCTCTTGGGTAAGTGCTCCCCAAGTTCCGTACTGCTCATGTTGGAAAGCGTACTCAGTACATTCAACCCTAATTGGACATGAAACGCAGACACGCCGAAGCGTTTTTATTGGTATTCCCTCGATTTCAAGTTCGTACACAGTTTTAAAAAACATGTCTGTTTCCATGCCTTTGCACGCAGCTTGATCGTAAAGCTCTTTAGACATCATTGCGTGTAGCCCTACCGCGTTCAAAGCCAATAGACCTGCCACGACGATATCCGATGTTTTTGCCTTGTTTATAGCCTTGCAACCACATAGCGCAACCAAAAGCAACGCCTAAGATGATCCATGTTAGTTCTCTGTAAAACCCTGCGTCCATCTTTGCCCCTTTGAGTAGTTGGTAAATACCAAACTACTCAGGGTTTAAGCAATGTCAAGCATTTCCACCATAATGTTTTCCGTGCCATGAAAACGAGCCATTGGCCTTCATAGGTACGAGAATCGGTACTACTGATTTTCCAGTAACTTCTAGGATGCCAAATCCCATCTGCCAATTTGCAGCGCCACGTGGCTTTAGGTAGTGCGCCTTGGTCATTTCCATAAGATGACCTACCTCTAGGGCAAAACGGGTCTCTACGCGCCCTGAGTAGCCTTTAGAAGCCCATATAAGGCCTTGCCTATGTGAATGGCCACAAACGATACTCTTGCCCGTTACATCCATTAGTTTCGCAGCTGTCATCCCTGCTACCTGGCTCATGTTGCCTTCGTCGCCATGACCTAGCAATACATCCGGAGCGATTTCTGTCAAATGCTGATTGAAAGTAATATCAAGCTCATCGACGCCGATCAACTCTGCGTAAGTAAAGCCACGAAGCCCACTGATCGCTGGGGCTTTTCTTTCGATGTAGCGTTCTAGTCTGTCCGTGTGATTTGATCTGGCTAACCAAAATGGCTTATTTGCTCCTAGTGCATTGCGAAATTCAGCCAGAATATCGTGCGTGTCGTCTAAATGACGTTGGAGAGCTGTGGAGTATTCGCCTCGGCTACCTTGTTCCCATTTACTAACCATTGGTAAATCGGCTTCATCGCCCACACATGCAATAGCATCAGGTTTAGTTCGTCGCACAAAATCAATAAGGGCTGCTACTGCCTTTTTATGATGATACGGGATTTGTAAATCTGAAATGACAACTATCGTCTTAGTCGTCTGACCCATCATCCTCGAGACTTAATTCTTGTGGATCTTCTTCCCATAATTCATCATCATCATCTTCTTCGATGTATTCTGGATTTGGAAAATTCCATTCAGGTAATTGACTTAAAACTAATTCCATAGCTTCTTTACGAGTGAAACCTGCACGGCAATAATGTTTTAATAATCTAGCCGCTTCAAGAGCCATTTGTAGCATTGGAGTTAGAGGCTCAGATAATAGAATGTAATCCGGTTCGTTTGGTTGATCTGTCATCTGAACCCCCGCTCTGGTATTAGGATAGCGACTTATTTAGAAGTATGCGATAAATCTCATCCACGCGCGTTTCGAGTCGCGTTACCTGATCCTTAACTGATGAACCTGAATTGGGCTTAAGTTCGCTTAAATAATGCAGAATCAGAAACCTAAGAGAGCCAAAGAATGCGGCTAAAAGGGTAGAAGCTGCAACAGCTAACGCTGCCCAATCCAAAGCGCTCATATTTTCTTTTTGCCGTTTGCGCCTGATAAGCCCATTGCTACGATGCTAGACAAAATTGCTCGGTAATCTAAATCAAAATTTGTTGCTTGCCAGGTAACCAGGAATCCGGTTAGACCCATCATAATCTGTTTGCTATCTAGTTTCATTTTTTCAGGCTTTCTACTTGGAAGGGTGTTTCGTCATTATCGCCCGATGGTGTGAAACTTATGTGAATATGGTGTGCGTGTGGGTTGCCTTTATATGTACGCCATTTCCAGCCCATTCGAGGACTAGAAATCTTGCCATGATGGATGATGTAAGAAATACGTTTCTCACCAGTCTTAGCAACTAAACGCAATTCTTCGGCTAAATCCCAGGACGCATCTTTATATTTTCTAGTCAAATCTGCATCAACATCTATAGCACGCACAATGCCATTTTCATCTGGGTTATGATCTGACGGCTTAGCTTGATGGCGTGTGTCGCCTATCCATCCATCGCTTGACTTATCGCGATCAGGATATTTAGCGTTTATTTGCTCGCGTAATTTAAAAGCAGCGTCACATAGCCTCGGGATCGTAGTCTTCCCATGTTGGGATTTGCTCATTTGTACATTTTCCCGTCAGTCTAGAGGGCAGCAATTTCATCTGCAGTTAGTCCAAGTGCTGCAAGTTTGGCAAGTGCTGAGGCTCTGAGTGCCGCTTTTGCTTGATTATCTGTTGTTTTTTGTATAGAAACGGCAAGTGCTTCGTCCACCTTAGCAATTTCCTCAGGCGTGAACTCGCGAATAGTTTCCTCTTTAGTAATATGATTAAATATCTTTTCAATATACATTATGCGGCTCCGTAGATATATAAAGTTCCGGCGTCTAAAGTACCGGCTTCGGTTGATACGCTAATAGATGAAATTGTGGCTGTGTTTTTCCAAAAGCCATTGTAAACATACAATGCGTTACCGTTACCGCTAGTCCAGTTTCCACCGCCAGCAACATTCACTACTTTGTATGCTCCTGATGTATTAGCACCCGAAATTATGGCGCTACCGGAAACGGTGCTGCCGGCTGTGCCAGACATTGTACCAATTGGTAAACGTGCGGCGGTTAGCGATGAAAAAGGACTTATAACATCATTACTCCAAGTTCCACCAAAAGGAATTTCTACTTTAATGCCTGAGGATCCATAATTTGCGCCAGTATCACTATTAAAATTTAGAAAAATAGCCAAATTGGAACTTGTTGAGGAAGCACCTACCACTTGCACCAAATAACTATCGTAACCCGATAAACCTGAATAAGTAAAAGTAATGGCACCTGATATAGCCGAACCACCTGTATTTATCAAACTCCAACTTTTACCGGCGGCGACAGGCGTCGCCCATTTCAAGCCGGTTGCGGCACTTGAGTCAGCTGTGAGGACTGTGTTATTTGCTCCAACGGCGAGACGGCTAAAAGCGTCCGCGCCAGTTCCGGCTACTAGATCACCTTTTGCGTCGATCGCTGTTGCCATTGAGTTAGTTATTGTTACAGTTCCAGAAGTTCCACCGCCTGAGATTCCGGTTCCAGCCGTGACGCCTTCAATATCACCGGCAGAAGTAACCCATTTAAAATCTAAATCTGTGCCGGAGTTTTTGGCTAATACTTGATCAGTTGTGCCACCTTTAAGATCAAGAAGTGAAGTATCGATCCCATTGCCTAAAGTACGAATAGCAGCTGCGCCATCCTTAACTAGGTCGGTATCATTCGGCGTTGTCCAGCCAAAGTTTGTTGTCGTTGCCATTTGTTCTCCTTTAGGCGACTATTGTCGCGTTTAGCCAGTCAAGTGTACCGGATAGAGTGTTCCATCTCTCAGGAGCAGGCACAGAGTTCCAACGGAACGCCTGAAGCGAGAATGAGAGTGGACTAATTAAAACAGTTAAATCGAGAGTGTTATATCCTGCGCGAAATGTCCAACCTTCAACAAATCCTTGGAATTGACCATCATTCATATTGTTAGGTAAATCCACTAGATCGATAGGCATTCCGATAAATATGTTAATCAGTGCATCTCGGTCTGCATTGGTTATGTTGCTGTTAATGAGAGGAAAGGTAATTGCGTCTAAGCCAGGGCGAGGATAGGCGCGCAACTGAATGTATTGATCTGCCTGCGCTTCGGCATCGGCTTTGTGTTTTAAATATGTGTTAATCGATTGGCTAAGCGTGCCATATAACGCAATAGAAGCAGCATCAGAATCCACGCTTTCATCGCTAAAATTGTTGCCAGAAAAGATCGTAACGTAATTTCGGACATCTCCACCCTTTGTGTAGAGTTTAATGCCTCGACCAATAGCATCGTTTGCAGATAGTTCCACGTAACCATTAGTTGAAAAGTATTGCGCTCGATGAGTTGAATCTGCGTAACTGATTCTGCCTTCAGCATCTTCATAAAGATAACCTAAACCGCTTTGGGCAATATCACCGGCTAAAGTGTAAACATCGGTTGTAGAAGCTGATCGAGCGATCATTTCGTAATCACCAGGACGATCTATTTCGCCTAGTCCTGTGTTAAGAGCTTGCGCCCAAGTTTCAGTAGGGTCATAAGTTGCCCATGTTAAAGAGGCTGGAGTTTGCAACCAGTCCTGGAATAGCACATCTTCTAGTAATGTGTAAATCTGATCGCCTTCATAATCAGAGGCAAGAACGCCTTCTGTAGTGGCCTTAGGAAGCCTTGAGAGCGCCCCTAACGCGGTTATTGTGATTACTTGAACCTGAGAGACGTTACCTAAATCCCTGACTTCCTGAACGATGTCAGAAATGAATCCACCAAAAATAGGTTTATAGATATTAGTCGAATCTTTAATACTAATTGTGATGCCTTGATTTATTTCAGTAACTACAGAACTAAGGTTTAGATTTATTAGTTCTACTTGGCAATATCCGGCTACCGGCTGGCGATTGATGTCTGTGCGACCTGAACTGATGGTCAAGTTGGCCAGGGTTACATCAGTGTATTCGATACTATTTATCGTAACTTTCCAGTCCGGCGTGAAAGCGGTCATTAGAAG